ACGAGAAGAACTCTTCTGCGACATTCTGCGGCACATACGCAAACTCGTCAAGGAAGATGTAGTTGAACGATCCACCACGCACAGCGGAGGATGATGTGGCTGACGCAAGGATCTTGGAGCCGTTCTCCAAAACGATTGATCCCTTGTTCCACTCCACTACGCCCTGCTGCAACCACATGGGCAGGTATTCGTATGCGAGTTTCAGGCGACCAAGCAGTTCGCGTGCCGTTGACAGTTTGTTTGCAAGAATGGCTACACTCATGCTCTGATTGAACAGCACATAGTGCAACATATACGCAATGATCGTGGTGGACTTACCTGTCTGTCGGGGCAGTTTGCCGATCACAAAACGGTTTTCGTGAATGGTGCGGATCATTCGCTCCTGATACTCATACGGCTCAAACGGCACCAAGCCCTTGTCAAGGGACACGATCTTTACATAATTCTTGATGAAATACAAGGGGTCTTGGGAGCATTTCACATATTCCTCAATTTGCTCGGGGGAAAAGTTAACCTGAACCCCTGCTGCCTTGAGGTTTGCGTTTCCAAGATATTTGTTGCTCTTGTTACTCAACGGTCTTGTCATCCTGTATAGTCTGTCGAACATCGGGGCGGTTGTCGAACGCCTTCATCGTGGATCGGGTGGAGTTGATGATGTCCTGTAGTTCCTTCGTGGAACCCACATAGATGGACTGATTGGTTGTGGTATTGTTTGTAACGCTTTGGTCAACCTTGCGAACGGTCTTTACCCGATTGTGTAGATCCATGAGTTCACGATTGGTTTCTGAAAGCGTCTTAATCATCTGCGCCACCACTTCATAGGCTCGGGGCTGATCCCCTTCTTGTGCCACCTGAATCACACCGTCCAGTGCGTTCTTGCCCATGTTCACCAGTTCTTTCAGATTGTCCCGCACGATCTGATAGTCGGTTTTCAGGTCATTTGCCAACTCCTCATCGGTGAGTGGGCGAGGAGGAACGGAAACAACCACAGCATTCTGTGGGATGCCAGTGTTGGTCAACGGTTTTGCTTCAGGCTCTGCTCCCAGAGCCTTTTCAATATGATCGAACTCACTCATGCTCTACTCCTTAGATGTTCCAATCCACGGTCACGCCACCAGTATCCATTCCACCCTGATATGTGACTCCACCTGCATCAAAATCATTTTGGTAAATCTTGACATACGGTGTGTAATTGTTCATGTTGGAATTGGCTCCTGATGGACCAGATATTCCAATAATGTCTGTGGCATAGTTGGGTGTGTCCGTGGTGTTTCCTGGCAGGAAGGTGATTCCACCGGCAACAAAATCCTCGTCAAACACATTCCCGTTCCACATATTCGCTTGAACCACACGGATTTCCTTGTAGTTCTTCTTGTTGCCGAACAGATAGGTCTTCATCGTGAAGTTCAGGGTGAATATAATGGATCGTCGTGTCTGAAAGTCGCCCTCATAATCCTCTTCGGAAGAAACAGAGTTCAGGTATAGGGGAACATCAACCTTTCGGTTTATGTCATCAAAATTCATGGTAACCACGAACTCTGGCGCAAAGAACGGCAGAATCTGCTCCACTATCCGCAGCCCGTCTTCCATGTTTCGGACATACACATACAGTCCAAAGTCGATGTTGTAAGGGACTTCAGCAAAGGTGTAGTCCACTCCACTGGGGGCACCAGTGGGTCTGACTATATTACGCATGGTGCTGTTGCGCTTGCGGGAGGGATCGTAAACATATCCCGTGATCTCAAACGCCATGCGCGGCAAGGTAATTTGGTTGGGGTTGTTCAGGTAAGGATCACCCGACAACCGCACCTTGTATTTTTCTTTTGGAGCATATGCTATGGGAACAAGCAGGGTCTTGGTTCCACTGCTTTCCTGCTTGTCAATATAGATTTGGTTGAACAGTGAACCAAATGCCACCACCATTCGCCGTATGGAGCCGTTGTAGAAGTTGGTAAACATCAGTAGTTACCTTCCGAGAACGGATCTCGCTCTGTAAAATCAAAGATGTCATCTTGAATCTTCTCCAACTCCAACTGGTCGTTGTCCTGCTGATCTTGGTGGTTGACCCGTATATCGGTGGTGTAAACTCCTGAAATTGGGTGGATTGCTCCACTAACTGCTCCCACCGCATAGCCACCTGCTTGGAATTTTCCTTCTTGTCGGTTGACATACAGATACTTGTTTCCAGCGATGGGAACCGTGTATTTGTTGACACGACCAAAAGCGGTCTTGTTTGATAGTGTGCCTGTGTAAACCTCTTCTCCGACCGCAAAAGATCCGGTTCCACCCGATCCAAGAGTCAAGCCAATCAGATAGGAGGATGTGATTTCCATAACCGCATCCATTTCTGTCTCGCCTGTGTCAATCTTCTCGTTGGAATACTTGAAGGCTTCGCAGGACAGTTTGAAGGAGTATCTGTCTCCAGCAGGATAGAAAGGATTATCGTGTTCCACGAACTTGATTTCAAACATTCCGTATGGGTAATCAAAGAACACAATGTCCCCTTCGCGGGGGCGACCAAGCCGCCTAATTTCTGCATTGTGCCCCATCACATCCATAAACCGCTTCCGTGACACGATGAATGTGGCTGCTTCCTTTACATCCAATCCAAAGCGACTCATCTCTTGATCGCCTTCGTATCCTTCCGCATTTTCAAGATACATTTCAATCCGATTAGCGTCCTTGAACTCGGACACCTCTTCTCCAAAAATAAGGTCTTCCGTGACTTTTTCTCGCGGAATGTAAATCATCTCATGCCCGTGGATTTTGATCGCCTCGGTCGTGAGAGATTCTAGAAGAGTCTGCTCGCCCTTCTTGTTCCTGCGAAAATACGGATTAACTGTCATGCTTATCCTGTAATGAATTCAGGTGGTTCCTGATACTTCAGGAGGACATCCTCTTCTATCTTGGATACTTCGTCCATAGCCTCCTGATAGATGCGCTGCCCGTTGAAGGTAATGTTTCCTGGCAGCGGGATGCCCTCGTACTTAGACAAGTTGGCACCCCACTGCATTTTGATTAGTGCTGTGGCGTATTTCTTGAGCATGGTGTCGTTCCACGCTTCACTGTACACCTCGGGATCAACTACCGTGTAGCCTTCAATGAGCAGGTATTGACCTGTCATAAAATCTTCCCAATTCATGTCAATATTGAGTTTGTTGTTGTACTTGTTGAAACGGATCTGCTTCTCGGGATCAAGCAGTTGCTGCAACATCTCAATATACTGCATGGTGGTGACAAAGTAGTTCAGATTCATTTGTCCGGTGCGAAGACCGTAGAAGTCATTCAGTGCCATCTGATACCGAACATTGAAAATATTGTTGATCTGTAGATTGAATCCCACCTGAAACACACGAGAAACCGTCATCAGATTTGGGTCTAATGCAAATGTGTCTATGTACCGATTGGTCTTGTCCTGCTCTGTCACCTGATACTTGTAGTATGTGCGCTGTGCGCCGTTGGAGTTCCAATCCGCGAAATACTGAAGGGCTTGGTCGATGCGGTCCTCTACCTGTGCATCATCTACATTTATTTCGATAACAGGCGCACCGAGAGCGCGTAGGCAGTAGTCCTTGAATTCTTGTCGTGTGCGCGGCTTTGCCATAACCCTTCTCCTTTTGAAGTATTTAGGAGTCTGTAGTCTTGAGTTTCAGGGTCAATCCGCTTTTCCGTTTCATAAGCGTTTCGCCGTTGTCGTTTGTGTAGATTTTGGGCTTCGTTTCCTCTTCCAACATGAGCAAAAGCCTAGCCAGTTCTCCCTCTCGGTTGCATATGCGGTCGCAGGTTTCGTCTGTGACCGGAAGGTTTACGGTATTCACCCCATCACTGGCGTAATGCCGCACTCCGCGCTCATAAACACGAATATGAAATCCATATGGAGCAGAGTAGTCTGGTTCAACCTTTCTGAAGTCCGAAAAGGAGTACTCGTTTCCGTTCAGGGTTATCTTTTCAAATCCATAATGAACAAGCATCATAAATTATCCTCCCAAAAATCCACCATCAAGCAATTCAACTCCCAATTCACTCTTGATGTATTTTGTTTCTGGTATGGTAGTTTTCTTCGTGGCTCTAGCCTTGGGAGATATGAACAGGACTCCAACTTGGTCAATTGTAGGTGCAATTTTAACGGCAAAGCCTTCGCTGGTGAAGCCAGAAATCTTGTTAAGATTTTCGACTGTGCCTGCTCCCTGAATGGAATTCTTGATTTCATTTCCTGCGAGCACGGCAGAAGAGTGATACGACACAATGTCTGAATACAGATTCTTGATGTCCGCCGTAGCCATGCTGTAGACATTTCCCTCAAAGTCAGTAATATTGTAATTTGCTGTTCTGCCGTTTATTACGATGTTGTCGTATATGCTGCGGATGTTTGCAATATTTGACTGAACAGGCAGGAATGTGAAGGTATTTCCTCCCCAGTTTCGGCTGAACAGTTTCGGAAAATCTCTTGATGAACCAGAGAATCCGCGCATGGCAGTGGCTCCGAGCAAATACGCAACCGTCAAATCTACCATAGTAGAACGAATTCTCTGTGCCTCTGTGAGTGTGGGTTGCAGATTTTCCACACTGTTCACATACATGGCGGCACCGCTGTTGTATCCAAACAAATATGCTGCTCCTGATATTCCTGTGAATTCGTGACCAGAACAAACTCCAGCAAACAAACTCAATCCAACAATAGAATCATCTACTCTTACAAGGTTTCCTGATCCAATCACACCATTGAAGCGGTCAACATATGTAACTGTAGACATCACCTTTTCCTGTGTGTCGCATGGAAATATGCTGCTTCCCTTTGGTCCATTCATGCTCAACAGGTAAACGGTATAGTCTCCAGACGAGATAGCGTCTGTAGGAACAGGAGCCGTTACACCCGGCTGAAAGGATCGCAGCGCAGTTGTTGCCCCACCAGCACTTATCATTATGTCATCCAACCACCCCTTGTAAGGCTTGTCTCCCGATGCACCGCTACCCACACATACAAACCCACTGCTGTTCTTGATGTTGTCTGTGAACCCAGTAGCAGTGAAAAGACGGGTTCCGTTCCAATAGGTCATAACGGCAGCCGATCCGCCTTGATTCAGATATGTGATTGCAAAATGGTGCCACTGATCTAGCGTAACTCCACTCACAGGAGATACATTAACCACATTGGAGTATCCTGAACCAGAGTAAGACGCTGGCGAGAAGTGGAACTGCAACTGATTGGCAGAAGTATCGTATTCTAGACGGAAAGAATCCTGTGTGGTATTGCTCACTC